CCGAAGATCTGCGCGTTGCTGCCCTCGGCCGGGAACATGGCGCGGGCGTTGCGAGTGCCTTCGATGGTCGGGTTGCCCCCGGAGATGACCTTTTCGATTTCACCTGCGAGGAAGGTGGCCACCGCGTCGAAGTTGGTTTTTTCGTTGGCGCCCATGTTCACGCCGATGGCATTGGCGATCTTGTTGCCCGTCTGCCAGTCTCCGTTCTTGAGCGCCTTGGCAGCCGACTCCAGGACCCCCATGTGGTCAACGGCCGTGTTCAGCGCCGTGACCGTCTTGGCGTTGGTCTGCCCGGAGGCCCAGGAGGTCTGCCCCTTCCTCTTGCCTTCGTAGAGCCCAGGGAGGTCGTTCGGGTCCTGTCCGCGCTCCGTCATGATCTGGCGGGCGTCGGCCATGTCGCGTAGGGCGGTAGGATCGCCACGGGTTGGTTTGACGGGTGCGATTTCCCCGTTGGCCAACTGGAGGGCACGGCTGGAACGCTTGGCGGGGTCGGCGGAAGGTTCCCCGCCTCCGACCTGGACCATGACCCCCGGAGCGATGTGAGTCTCCTTGGCGATAGCTTTGTCCGCGTCTGTCTGGGTGATGGTCCCGGCCGCCAGATCGGACCTGATCTTGCCGATGGCAGACGACGGGCCGGCGTTCTCCTGTTTGTCCTTCGCCGCCTGGATCTCCATCTGCTTCATCTGGAGTTTGATCCGACTGTCCTCGCTCAATGCCGCATCCTGGAGTTTGGCCTTCGTCGCAGGGTCGAACTGCGGGGGGATGGCGCTCACGTCCACTCCGATCCCCTTGGCCGCAGTGAGAGCCTGATCCCAGGTCGGCTGGTCGATGGCGCTCCCGAGGAGCTTCATGATGTAGGTATGCTGGGACTGTTGGGCTTCGAGCGCGGCCTTCTTCGCCGCAACCTGCGCCGCGTCCTGCGCCGCGATGTGCTGCTGCGCTGCAGCGAAGAGGTCAGGATTCCCGATCTTGGCGATGCCCTGGAGGTAGGCTTCACGGTTGAACACTTGAGGCCGCTGGGAGTCCATGGCCATCTGCGCGATGTCCTGGGCCTGGTTGCCACTGGGCGCCGTGGGCATGGGGTTCTTCCACGCACCCTGGAACGCCTGGCGGGCACCCTGCGCGTCTGAAGCCTGCTGCTTCATGGCCTGGAGCCGAAGGTCTTGCTCGGGGGTCGTCACCTGCGGCATGGGAATGTTCTGGTGGAAGGCAATCATGGGGTCGAGGGACATGGGTTCCTCCTACTGACCGAAGTATTTGGCGGCGCTGCCAGTGACGCTGTTCACCACGTTGCCCCACAGGTTGCTCTTGGCGATGGTCCCGGCCGCCTGGGTAGCGCCCACGCCCGTGATATCGTTGTTCTGCTGCCCCATGGCCGCGTTGCCCACATTGGTTAGGCTACCCGCAGCCTGCTGTCCCATCTGCGCGAGGCCCGCCTGCCGGTTCCAGGCATTGCCGAACTCCTGACTGGCCTGCCCCTGTGAGTAGTCGGTGAGACCCTTCAACGTCCCGCCCGAGAGGAGGCCGCCACGGGCCGCAGCGGACCTCTGGAGGGCCTGCATCCCTTGGTCAAGACGGAACTGGTAGCCGGGGTCGGCCTGGAGCGCAGAGGATGGGTTGCTGGACAGGTTGCCCAACCCCGCTATGCCCTGCTGCCCCAGTTCGGTGTAGGGCTGATAGTTGGCCTTGGCCGTGTCATACCACCCCTGCGCGTTCGCCTGGGCATCGCGCCCGGCGTTGACCTGAGCCGAGGTCGCCTTGTCCTGTGCATTGGACCCGATGAAACCATTAGCGATGGCTCCGACGATTGGAATACCGGCTGCCCACGTCATGTTAGACCCCCTCTTTGAGGCGCCCGAACAGGCGCAGATGCTTGGACACACCATCACGGACAAAGGCGTCCTTGCGGGTTCCGCAGGGCACCATCCCGACCTTCTGGACGAGGGACTGAGCAAGCCGGTTCCCCACCTCCACCTCCGCAATCAGCATACAGTAGGGAGTTTCATGCCAGAGCCAGTCGAAGAACAGGTTTGCGGCATCAACGGCCCGCCCATAGCCCTGTGGCAGCATCGCCACATGTGCGGCAGCCACGCAGGACGAGACGGGGACCATCCAGAAGCAGCCGAGATAGGCGTCGTTCTCGTAGACACCCATCGTCGTGACCCCTGCGGGCGGTTCCCACTCCCCGAAGGGTAGGGAGTCCTGCCGCATGGACTCCCACACCGCAGGGTCATGGAAGGTGGCCCGGATGGTGTCCCGGTCGGCGGAAGGGCAGAGCCGGCGAAGGCGCATCATGGCCGGCCATCCTTGACGAGGCCAAGAGCCGCGAGTGCCAGGATCGCCGTGTTCAGGTCCGTCACGGTCGGGATGGGGATGGGTGTGGTGTTGAAACCGATCTCCGTGGCGTTGATCCGCAGCGTGCCCTTGGCGTTGATGTTGGCTGCCGCAGCGGTGAAGGCATAGTCTCCAGGGTTCGACTTGAGCGCCTTCGGGAGTTCCTGGGTGAAATACAGCTGCCACGAAGGGGTCATGGTCCCGTCGTCAAGGCTGAAAGGGGTCTGGATCGGGGGATGGGCCATCAGTATTTCCCCCCAGCGATAACATCGATTGCGGCGCCCAGGATCGTCACCTTGACCGGTGCGCTCGATCGGACACCGAAGACCCGATCCCGGCCGAAACCAAGCCTGCGCCAGATGGCACGGGTCAGGAACCGTCCGATCTGCCCGATGCTGATCCAGTGGTCCGGGCTCCAGGTATGCCCCGCGTCGTTGCTCCAGAACAGGGACACCATGGGGTCGGTGCCGTCCCCTTCCCCATCCAACCCGATGCCGGTCTCAAGGTCCAACTGGAACAGCGAGAAGAACATGTAACTGAGGTTGTTAGACATGTGCGGGCTCGTCCGCATCCAGGTGATCGGTGCGCCCGCGTCCGTGGCTGCAGCGAGGTCCAGGGCGTAGAGGTTGCCGTTGTTGTAGTCGCCGACGAGGTGCGTGCCCCAGGCGTTGACGTGGGTCTCGGCCCGGTGCCGTTCCTGCTGCCCCATGGGGTTGGTGAAGGTCCGTTCGTGCCACGCGCCAGTGGCCACGTCGAATACCCACGTTGTGTCCGCTCCGGGGAAGTTGATGGCGTAGAAATGGTGCCCGGAATCCTGATACACCCATGCCGTCGCGTTGGACAGGTCCCCATAGGTGCGCCACTTGGCCTCGACAGCATGGTTGCTGACGCGCACCGGGAGGAAGCCTGACAGCCTCCACAGGATGCCGTTGCCGTTGGGACCGTCCCCAAGGTAGAACACGGCGTTGTCGAGCTTCTGGATGGTCTGGACGGCGCTGCATCCATGCTCGATCACCGCACCGGGAATACGAGCGAAGGGGAAGGACTCCGCTCCCGTGTCTGCCCAGCCCTCGATGGAGGCGGGTCCGAACAGGAGTAGCACTTGATGGGCGACCGTGAGCCCATTCAGGAGGTCGGGGTAGGCTTCGGCCGTGGCGAAGTCCAGGGGGTTCCAGACGAGCCCGTTCAGAAGGTCGGACAGGTAGAACTCCCCGGTATCCGGTCGGTTGATGATGAAGTATCCGTCCATGAAGGCGACGGTGTTCGCCCCGTAGAAGTTCGGGCTCGTGATGGGGGTCAGGGAGGCATCGGCAGGCGTCCAGATATACCCGTGTGGGCCGTCAACCAGCATCACCTGCGTCCCGTTGTCCGCAAAGTTCACGGGTCCGCTGCCGGTGAGAATGGTCCCGATCTGGAGTGTCGTCCAGTCCCGGTGGATCTTGAACAGGTTCGCCCCAGACACCGCGAAGACCTCGCCGGCCGAGGACAGGAACAGCCCACGGATCGGGTCAGGCCCGAGGTTGGCCAGGATCCGGAGGCCAGGGGTCGGCTTCAACATCCCCACGTCTCCGTCCTTCCCCTGGCCACCCTCAAAGAGTTCGGGGACCAGATTCACGCACCGCTGCACGTCGGCATTGACGCTGGCGTATTGGTAGCCTGGCCCCACGAAACCCTTGAATCGCATCTACTTCCCCTTCTTCTTCGCCGGGAACTTGGCCATGGCCTTCTTGTCGGCCTTGAGGTCGGCCTTCGAGCCTTCCTTGAGACCCTTGGCCTTGTCCATGCGGTCGTCGTATGCCTTCGCCTTGGGCGAGGCGTTCTTCTTCATCCCGATTTCCTTGGCCATGATCGCCTCCTAGGGCATGTAAAGACCACGGGAGCGGATCGTCTGGAGCGAATAGCCGCCAGAATCACCGAACCCGGGGTCGGAAAAGGCAGGTTCCCAGTTCGCGTCGCTGATGAGTCGCAGGGACTCACTGGCGACCCGCTGGACCGTGGCCGAGGCTTCCCGTTCGAACTCCGGGGCCAGTTCCACGGCGAGGTTGTAGATGATCGCCCGGTCGTATCCGTCGGGGAACACCACATCATCGGACAGGTTCGTGAACGCAACCGTTCGCTGCCACGTCCCGAGGATCACGCTGCAGGGGGCCGTTGGGACCGGCCAGAACTGGAGGTGGTTGAGGGGCAGATCGTTCTGGATGTAGACGCCCGTCGGCCAGGACGAGACGACCGACTTCATGACCACTTCGCGCCACCCGTCCTCGGTGTAGATTTCGAGCGGGATCTCCTGCGGCGCCGTCGAGGCGTTGAGCAGGATGGACGCATATTCGATGTTGAACGGCCGCACCACATTGAAGTCGCCACCCGCCCCGAGCGTGTATTGCTGCTGCCCGGCGACGAGCGCGAACGTCTGACGGTTCAGGGTGTAGACGAGCAACTCCTGCGTGTTCCACGTCGCCAGCATGGCGTTGAGCGTCTGGAGGTGGTCCACGCCCTCCTCAGCGGTCATGGACTCGCCTGCGGCCAGCGTGCCGATTTTACGGCGTGCCGACTGGATGAGGTCGCGGACGGTGGTCATGCCGGATCCGCAGCCATGATCTTGACGGCCTTGAGTGCCGCCAGGAGCAGGAGGAGGGCCGCGTGATCGTTCGCCGCTGCGGAAGGCGCGGGGATGTTGGCCATCTGGGAATCCAGGACCGTCACAATCCCAATCATGAAGTCGTTTCCGATCACGGAGCCGTCGATGGCGGTCAGGTTCCCGGCGAAGTTCCCACCCGTGTCACACTGGAGGCCGGAATCATCGGCGGTCAAAGTGGAGTCCGATGACCCTTTGACGACTACGGATGACGATGAGAGGGTTTTCCCATTGGGGATCACCACATTACCGCTGCCGTCGAAGTGGACGGCTTTGGGGTCGATGGGGGCCGAGGTGGTCGGGGTGAATCCGCCTTCGACGGGTTGCGGTTCCACTGGGCTCGTGGTCATCAGCGGGTTGTTGATCGTGGTCGAGGAGGTGGCGGGGGT